TCCGCAGCACTGGCGGCAGCAGCGGCAGCGCCGCCGTCACCGCAGCCCTCAGCAAACAGCTGAAGGTTTACCATTTTCTCCTGGCCGTCCTTACTTTTGTCCTCATAGTGGATGTTTTCCGGATATCTCTCCGCCAGCAGGGCAAGACCCGTCTTTGCAAACTCCATTGCTGTCAGGTCTGTCGGGAAAATGCTGCCGGTCAGCTTCACCGAAACGCGGGGCCCGGTCGGCTCATTGTAGGCACAGCACTCGGCCTCGTCACAGTCAGCCAGCACATACACCAGCGTCTCCATCAGCATGGATGCACCCGCGCACACGATGTCCTGCCCTCTGGGCGCATAGTCTGCATGGCCGAAAACTTCCAGCCTGCGCACCCGTGCACCAGTGGGCTGGTCGAACTCTACATACTCTGCATGGATCATTCTATCGCTCCTTCTGAAAATCACTTATTCGGATTATTCACGTTCATGGCCCGCTGTGCCGCCTGGGTGGCCAGGCTGTTGCCTCCGCCGCCCACCACAGCCCCCAGGCCGTTGGTCGCCGTCTTTGCGGTGGTCTGTCCGCCGCTGCCGCCGCCCGTGGTTCCGGCCGCCTGTGCAGCAGCCCCGGCCATGGCGCTCATGTTGGTGCCGTTCTGCTGGTCAATGATGGCGCTCAGCTTCTGCAGCTGCTCCATGGCCTGCTGCAGCTGGGTGTACAGGGTACCGTTCTGCTGCACCCGTTCCCGCACCTTTTCGATGCCCTCAAAGTCCATCATATCCAGCACCGCCAGCGCCGCGTCGGCGTTGGCTGGGGCAAACAGCCCCATCTGGTAGCACTCCTTTGCCGTCTCGTTCTGGGAAAGGCGGCTGAAGGTGCTCTTCTTGGCAGCCGATACCGTGATGTCGAACACCGGCTCGTGGCTGCCCAGCTCCACCCCGCCGATCATGTCAACCGGCTGGGGCTGCAGCATTGCCCCGGAGAACTGCACATACTCCGGCTGGCCGCTGTCGCCGGTAATGCGGTAGACCCGGCTCTCGTCGTAGAACTGCCGCATCAGGTCGATGATGAAATAGCACTCCTTTGCAAAGGCCCGGTAAGCGCTTTTCAGCATATCACGGGAGAGCTTCGAGCCAGCCTCCTGCAGGGCCGCAATGGCAGAAGCCGCAGTCAGGCCGCTGGTGGTGCCGCCCTGGGAAACATCCCGGTTGCCGCTGATCTCCTTCAGCTCCGCCACTCTCGCGTCCCGGTAGGTGATCAGGTTGCCCGCCAGCCCCGCTGTCTGTAAGGGCCGCAGGGTCTCGTCCGTCACCCGCCCCGCCGCGTGGACGATGTCCTTGCCAAAATCGGCCAGCTCCTTCTCGTTGATGCCCGCACCGTCCTGGATGATGTACCGCGCCTTGGCCGAAAGCTTCACGTTCTCGTCCATGGCTGCGTTCATCTCGTCAATGGCGGTCTGAGTGTCCTTCATCACGTCGATGTACCCAAAGCCCGCCGGGCTGTCCTCTTCCACAAACAGGGTGTCGAACACAAAGGGGTACTTGCCGTGGTCGTAGAATCCCCGGTCAGCAAGGGCCGGGTCGTTCTCGCTGGCGTAGAGCACCACGCCGTTGCAGAACTTGCAGTAGTGCAGCAGAGGCGGGCCGTCCTCCCGGGCCTTTTTGTAGTACCAGTCCACCACCACGCTCTTGTCCGAGGTGTCAATGCTCTGGTCGTGGATGTACTTTGCCACTTCCAGCGTGCTGCCGGTGTGGCCTTCCAGCTGGGGGTACTGGGCCTTCAGCTGTTCGTTGTCGGCCACCGCCAGGCTGAACAGGTGGGGGCTGTCCTGGATGTCCATCACACCGGGCTCCCAGTACATCATCAGCAGATCCATGCTCTTGATGGAGATGTCTCCCACGCCGTTCCGTAACCCCGGGTCCCAGAAGATGCCCTTCACGCCGGTGCCCTGCTTGAGCTTGCGCCACCAGGTGTCGCTGTACACCTGCTCGTATTCTGCCTGTTCCAGCAGCACCGGCAGGATCTTGGAAAGCACCTTGGCAGTCTGCTCGTCGTCCGCTGCCCGGGGCAGCACGTTGGGTTCCGGGTAGTTGTCCATGGCATCCGCGTGCTTGTTGGCAATGCTGTTGAACAGCCACCCGCTGGAAGGTTTGGGCTTGCCTTCCATCATCTCGTTTTGGTAGTTGGCCCAGTGCTGCATCCGGAACCACAGCTCGTTATCCACGATCCGCTTGTCCAGCGCCGCCTTGCCGGTCTTGTATCTCTGTAACAGCGCCGTGGCCTTCGCCACCTGCTCTGTGCCGATCACGTCGGTCATACTCTAAAAAACCTCGCTTTCTTCCCCAGCTCCAGCGGGTCATCCGGCATGGGCTGCACCGGCTCTGTCCGGGGCGGGCTGAGGGGATTCTCCATCAGCACATACCGGCACTCGTCGTAGATGTGATCCTCTTGGTCGGTGTCAATGTCCTCCACGTTGCTCTCGCTGTATACCAGGTTCGGGATGGTGCGGATAAAGTGCTTGCAGGTGTTGAACACCTGCAGCATGGGCCGCCCGTCCGCCTGGAACGCCAGCCGGTAGTGGAACTGCATCTTGCCCGCCAGCCGGGTGTGGTCGCCGGGAGCCCAGTGCAGAAAGTTCGGGCTCTTTTCCTGCATGGCAGCAATGCTCTCGCCCTGGCTCTCGTTGAAGATGGCCGGGTCGGCCACGCCCAGAATGGTGCGGCCCCGGAGCATGGGGTCGTTCTCTTCTGCTTCCCGGATCATCCTCGCCTGCTTCACAGGGTCAGCTTTGATGCCCTCGTTGGGGGTCCCGGTGCAGCCGTACAGCTCCCGGATGCGGTAAAGCCTGCCCTCTTCGTCCGCCGCATACCACCCCACGGAAAAGGGCTTCGAGTAGCCGAAATCGTACCCCCGCCAGATCTTCCAGTGTCCCGGGATGCGGAACGGGCGGATCACATGTGTCCACCGCTGGTCGTCGTAGTGGGCCGGGTCGTTCTTCCACTCGGTGAACACCTGCCCGGTAAAGCTGTCCCAGTCGCCGTAGAGCAGGGCTTTCTTCTCCGCTTCCGGCAGCGCAGCCAGCGTGCCCAAGTAGCCCGGGTCATTTTCCAGCAGAGCCGCGTTGTCAAACACGGTGCTGGGGATAAAGATGCGGGTCCGCCGCTGCACGATCTCCCGTCCGTCCGGAGCCCTGGCCTTTACCATCTGCACCATCCGGGTGCCGGGCGGGGCCGGGCTGACGAACCTTGCCTTCACCCATCCGTGACCGATGCCGCCGGGGTTGGCCGTGGCCCGGGTGTAGACCCGGGTATCGGGGCCGTTGGGTCGGTTTCGGCTCAGCAGGTAGCTGTACTCTTCCCAGGTGAAATGGGTCAGCTCGTCAAAGCCGATAAAGTCGTAGGCCTGGCCCTGATAGTTGTACCTGTCCTGGGCGTGGTTCATGCTGCCAAAATAGATCTTTGCCCCGCTGGGGAAGGTCCAGCAGTGTGTGCTGCTGTTGTACCGGGCTTTTGGGAAAACCGGCTTGTAATACCGCATGGTCTTGTCAATGAGCTCCCTCAGCTGGGGAAACGTCTTTCGGATGATGAGTCCCCGGTAGTGTGGGATCTCCACCTGCCGCAGGGCCTCGATCACCAGCGCGTCGCTCTTTCCGCCGCCTGCGGCCCCGCCATACAGCACTTCGTTCTCGGTACGCTGCATGAACCGTGCCTGGGCAGGCTGTGGCGACCAGATCACCGGTCTACCGTCACGCATCCTCTGTGCCGCCATCCACTTCCACCTCCTGCTGGCCGTCCGCGTCGCTGGCTGCCGCGATCTCCACCATCGGCGGACCGCTCTCGCTATCGGTGTTCTCCGCCGGGGCCATGGCAGCAGCCTTTTCGGCCACTTCCATCAGCACCTTGGCCACACCGGCCGCGTTCTTGTCGCTCATCACCCGGCCCTCGTACCGTTCCAGCTCGGCATTTAACAGGTTCCGCTCGTCCTCGTAGAGCCGCAAGTTCCGGGTTCCGGCCCCTCCATACACCACAAGCCCGGTCTCGGTGGCATCCGCCAGCTCCTCCGGGTCATCCTTCAGCAGGGTGCCCACGGCAAAGGCCCTGGCCCGGGTGTCCTCGTCCAAACGCCGGTGCAGCCTCTCCGTGATCTGCGCCGCCCGTTGGCTCTCAGCGGCCCGGCCCTGCAAAAAGGTCACCTGTGCCCGTACCCCCAGGCTTGCCCGGATGGCGATCTCCCGCGCGGCTTCCTGCCGGGCCTTTGCAAAGGCATCACTGCGGCCTGCCTCCTCGCTCATCCAGCTGCGGATGGTCGATTCCGGCACGCCGTACTTCTTCGCCACAGCGCAGATGGAGTTGGAGCCCAGCATTGCCATTACCACCTCGGCCCGGAACGCCGCCGGGTATTTCTTTCCCCGCTGCTTCCCGGCCACCGTGTTCTTGCAGTACGCCCGCTTCTTCGCCAACTCTCTCACCTGCCTTTGCAAATAGCCTATCACGCCCCGCCGGGTGCAACTACCCCGGACATTTGCCCGCCGGGCAGCAGCCCTGCATCCGCTGCACACACTGCCACGGTGCTCAGGGCTTCCAGCTCTTTGGTGTAGTAGGTCGTTCGCCCCACATACAGCCGGGCGATCACCTTTTCCTCGGGCAGACCTTGCAGGTAGCGCAGCCGCAGCAGCTGGGCGCATACCGGGTCATTGCGGTCGTACCAGGCCAGCACCGCCCCGATTACCTGCGCCCAGGCAGCACAAACAGACCCCTCGCCATATCGGCGCAGAGCCTGCCGGGTCGCTTTCTTCTGCTCTTTTGTCACCGCCCCACCTTCTTTTCGCATGGGTATAACGCGCAAAATACCGGTGTTTTATCTGTCAGGTGCGAAGAATCGCAGCCTCCCGCCGACGCAGGATCACATAGCATTGCGGTTCCAGCCGTTCCCAGCCGTTTCCTTCCCGCTTCGGGCTCTCATGCAGCCCGCCGGGCTCCAGCACGATGCACTTTTCCATCTTCCAGCCGGGAAACCGCTGCTCCCACCACTTGGCATCGTTCTGCTTTTCCCCGCAGGCGGCCCGCAGCTGTTTCCGGCTCCATCTGCCATCGTTGGGGGCCTGCTCAATGGCCGGGCGCAGGTTGGCCGTTTCCACCCACAGCCGCTCCTTGTGGCCGTAGAAGTAGCCCATCGTGCCGTATTCGCCCTGCACACTCTTGCCCAGCAGCTTTTTCATGTCGATCCGATTCACGTTCATGGTGCCCAGCGGCTCAAACTCATTGGAGCCGGGGATACGCCGCCGCCACAGATCCTCCAGCATCTCCCGCCACTCCCGGCGCTGTGCCGCGGTCAGGCCCTGGCATTCCGCAAAACCATGCATGTGCAGCCGTCCTGCTTCTCCCTTGCGCACCGCCACCAGCATCAGGCGGATGTCCTCCCGCCTTGCCCCGAACCGCTTGCAGGTGGCCGCCATCACCCGCCGCTTGTAGTTCTCCACGTCTCTCCGGCAGGCCAGAATGTCCTCCGGCAGAAATGGATCCTCGTATGTACCGGTCAGGAACATTCCCGCCGGACTGAAATTGGTCAGCGCCTTTCTCTGGCGCTTGCGCAGGGAAGCCATTTTGTTCTTCGCCTTCTGCCCCTCGCTGGATTCCTTCCGCTTCTTGCCCCGGCCCCGGTGTTCCTGGGGGATGATGGAGAACACTCCGACTGCCATGTAGTCATCCCCGCACTGGTATTTTTTCTCTCGGATGTAGTTACAGCGCATCCCGGTGCCCTCCTGCTGGCTTTCACTTTCTGCTGATATTCTCTTTCCCGTGACCCCACCGTCACAGAAGTAACGGGTATACTAGCTCCCCAAAGAGGGCCCTTCCCCCTCTTTCTTTATAAAGGTATTATGAAACGTAACGGATACGGTGGACGTGTCAGTCCATCGTATCCGTTGCTCTTCATAATAGATCAAGGTGTTTAAGGCGTGGCGGGCTTTCCTTTTTCCGCCCAGTATCCGTAGGTCAGTTCCGGCTTTCCAATTTTCCGGGCCTTCTCGTTGTAGATCATCAGGTCGTGCACGTCGTAGGCCAGGGCGCTGGGGTCGATCACGCCGCCAATGGGCTTGCGCTTCACCTTTGCCGGCTGATCCGGCAGCTTCATGGGGTGCCGGATCCGTTTCTGGCACAGCTCCATCTCCATCCGCGTAACGCCGCCGGGCTTGTACACGCCGCCCCGCTTGCGGTAGCACTCGTGCACCGTGCCCTCGCTGCCAAACAATCCCTTTTCCTTCAGCTCTGCCGCCGTGCCCTTGCCCAGCAGGGTGCCGTCCGCACCGTAGCAGCTGTACACCCGCACCATCCGGGTCTCGGCCCGCTCGTCCGCGCTCAGGCCCTCTGCCCGGGCCCTCTCCACCCGGTCGTCCTTGGTGCTCTTCCGCTCCATCTTCCACCGGTAGTTCTTCGGGCTGGGGTTCTTGCACTTTTCCAGATTATTCCAAACACTGCTCAGCTTGTTCACATCGGGAAAATATCCCTGCTCCACCAGCTCCACGCTGGTGCCCTTGGCCACCACCTCGCCGGTGTCCCAGTCCATCAGGGTGTATACCCATCTGCATCCACTCTGCATCTTATCGTCCTCCTTGATCCTTGGCTCCCATATCAGGGGAGCTCTGCAAGGCGCTGGCATAGCCAGAACGCAGCGGTGAGAGGTTGCTTCCGGTAGCCGCTGCCATGGCATCCGCACATTTCTGCCGAACACTCTCTTCGTTCAGCACATTCAGGCTCTGGCGGCAGGCCTTACGGCCCGCTGCCATCATCACGGCCCGCTTCAGAAACTCCGCTTCCTGCTCCTTGTAGCTTCGGCTCAGGGTCTGCACTGTCTTTTCATCGTCCACGTTCTCCACCACGATGTCCTCAGTCTGCAAGGCATCGCAGGCGCAGCGCCGCAGCTTTTCCATGGCCACATCCAGCCCGTCCGTCTTGCCCCACTCATTCAGCTGCTCGTAGTTGTGGCGCATCTCTGCATACAGCCGGTTCAGTCGGTCTGCTCCAAACCCCAGCTCCTGCACACAGGCCAGCGCCATCAGCTGCCAGGCCATGGTCGCTGCCCGGTCGCCCACCATTTTCAGCTGCTGCTCCCGCCGGGTGCGGGGTGTCCGCAACGCAGGCACCCGGAATTCCGTCGGCACGCCCTTGGGGATCGCCTCCGCCCGCAGCCGCCGGGCCTTCTCCGTCTGGGGCTTCCCGTTCTTGTCTGGCTGCATCACCACAGCCAGGCTCTGGCTGCCCAGCAGCTCCTTCCGTCTGGTGATCCGGTCAAGCCGGGTGCGACCCAGCCCCCACAGCTCATGTAAGGCGATCTGCCCGCACCAGCAGGTCAGCTGCACCACGCTGTCCTGGGTCAGGTCCATCTCCGCCGAAAGGCTCATCTTTGTTTTCATGGTAACTTCTCCGTTCTTCATATTCCCCGCACACCCGGTTCCGGCCCCCACAGCTCAGGCACCGGCTCCGGGTGATCTCAAACACATGTACACACTGGGTCTTATCCATCAGGGTTCCCCTGTCTCTGCCATCATGGCGGTCAGGTCGCCCAGCATCCCGCTCACCGTGCGGGAAAGAACGTTGATCGCATCCTCCTGCAGGTCTCCGGGCAGGGCCCTCACCGCAAAGCCCGCGTTCACCATCTCGTCCTTCAACCGGGTGTTGATCCGGCTTACCTCGGCCCAGAGCTTTGCCTCGTCCGGGGTCATCTTCCGCCGCCCGGGCCGCACAACGCCCTTGATCATGGCCGTCAGCTCGTGGAACTCATCGTCGGTCAGGCTCCTGTCGTTCCCCGCCTCGGCAATGGCCCGCGCCCGATCACTCGGTGTCCCGGTAATCAGAATGTTCTTGTACTCTTCCAGCGTCATTTCTGCTTGGCCTCCATCGCCCGTTTCATCAGCTCTTCCATAAAAGCAGCTTC